GCTTCGTCGCGCGCCACTCGCCGCCCGCCACCATGTCGGCCTTGTCGACCTCGTGGATGATGCAGCCGTTGTGCCGGCAGACGTAGTAGACGCTGTCCGGAATGCCGTTGCCGTGCTCGTCCTTGTCCCACTTCATGCCGTACGGCGTTTCGGGACTGCCCCATTCGAGCTTCTGGCGCTCGCCGCAGTGCGGACAGGCCACGAAGAAGTACCGCTGGTCGCTCTCGTTGAAGCTTTTTTCGATTCGGCTGTAACCCTTCACAGTCGGCGTCGAGCCGAGCGCGATCTTGCGATTCCAGAATGTCTCAGACCGCTTCGTGCCCAGCGCGATCTGGTCGCCTTCGTTCCCGGCGCCGTCCACCGGATAGGCGTCGACCTCGTCGAACATGACGATGCGCGACGTGATCCGCCGGAACCCGGCGGGGCTGTTCGCGCCGACGAGTGTTAGGCTCGACCCGTTGCGAAACGTCTTCGCGAGGATCGTCTGATCGCTGTTCTTCGCCTTCTGATCGCCCGCGATCGCCGCGAGGACGGGCGTGTCGCGCAGCATCGGCGCAATTTCCGTCTTCGAATAGCTCTCCGCATCCTCGACGCGGGGCTGCACGACGAGGATCGGCGAAGGATCCTGGTGGATGAAGAAGCCGACCGCGTGATCCATCAGCTTCGTGTAGCCGACTCGAGCCGACTTCATGACGCTGATCTTCTCGACGCTGGGGTCGGTTACTGCATCCAGCATGCCCCTCTGGTACCCGAACGCCCGGAAGCGGCCGGTCTGCGCACTGGTCTCGCGCGAGAGCACCGCATAGCGCTCTGCCCATTCGCTCAGCGTCAGCTTCGGCGGAGGCGTCAGATTCTGACGAAGCGCCGCCGCGAGGCCCGCGCGCAACGCCGCATAGCCGCGCGCATACCGCCGGGTGCTATTTAGGGTTGCCTGCTCCATCGCGAGTGAGTTCTTCGAGTGCTTCTGTGATGACCTCCTGCAACATGTCCTGCAGTTCAGCAGGCGTCTTGCACCGATGGAGACGCGGAGCCTGTTCCGCGGGAATCGACAGCAGGCGGGTTCGGACCTTGGCGTATTCGGTGCCGACGACTTTCGCCACTTCGGCGACGTCGATCACCAGACCGGAATCGCGGTCGTATTCGAGTTGAGCCTTGAGCCCGAGATAGTTCTCTTTGAAACAGCGTGCTTCGTCGAAGTCGAGCAGCTGCACGTTGCCCGACAAGATCCGGTCAGCGGCATCCA